CCAAAAGCTTTATTAAAAAGAGAAGAAGCAAGAAATAGACCTTTAGAAGGACTGAATGATGCAAAGGGTAAGCAAAGCAAATTAACTTATTATGGACTAATAAATTCTAGACAGCAAGTTATATTAGGTAATCTTGACAATCCTAGAGGTAACACAGAGCAAGAAACAATAAGAATTCAAAATAATGCTCATGATAATGCAAAAAATTCTGTTGATAGATTTTTATCTGAAAGAGAAGATGGTGGTGGCGCATGGATGAATGTAACCTATCCAAGAACTGTGTATAATTTTTCAAGAAAACATAAACATGGCGTTGCTGATGAAGGTTCTCACACAATAAGAGACAATTATATTGCAGAATTAGTCACAAGACTTGAAGGGGCAAAAGGGTCAAGTGATAAAGGATTTGACTTAAGTAGAATCAAGAATTTTAATCCTGATATTCCAGATCACGAGCAAGAAGGTAACTGGTACACAGATGGTTTTACTTGTCCTGAAAAAGACACAATTGTTAACAATTTGCAGGAATGGATTGGTTTTTCATCACAAGCACTTCTAAATGAACCAAGATCTATTATAAATCAAGAAACACATAGAAGAAGAGCAAGAACACCTTATTTAGGCAGTACAGGAGAAACTGTTGACATTGCAGACAAAACAATTTACAAACCATCTTTAGTAAATTTTTATAAAAATTATATCACAAATCTTAAAAACATGATAGGAACTGAAGAAGGCATTGATCCACAAAAATTAGACTTCTTAAGAGGAAAATTTAATTTAATGATTGAAACTCCATCAGGAACTAACTATGCTTACAGATATGCGTTAAACGGTAATTTCCCTAACATTTTGGAAGCAGCAATTGGTGATCATGAGGCTCATGATTTTAGTGATGAGCAATTTACAGAATTAATAGAAATGCTTGTAGATGTTAACAATCCTCTTGAAAGAAGACTAAGTGAAGCATTAGCAGATATAGATTTATTTTCTCATAAGATTAAAGGTTATCACGGTCAAACAATCGATCCAGAAAAAGGAACAAAACTGACACATCCAAGCGAGCCAAATCCTCATGTGGCAGGAGATGTTATTCCAGAAATTCATAGTGGAAAATTTCTTTTCAATATCGATGTTGTTAAAAGTAAATTAAACAAAAAAATTGCTCAAGCAATAAGTAAAGATAATCCTGAAGAAGCACAAGAACTAAGAAATCTTATGACACGATTAGACAGAGAAAACGCAGTTGGTCATCATTATAATCCTAGAGAAATTGCAGAAAAAAATAAAGCAGGCAAAAGAGGAAGAATATTTTATCAATTTGCAAGAGAAGAAGATATTCCAGATGAACTAGACAGAAGAGATTTAACTCTTGCTGGTGGTATTCATCCTAACAAGAAATTTTCATTAGATGTTGGTGCGAGATTAACCAATCTTAATAATAGTTTAAATAATTTAATGGGTTACCTAAATGATCCTAGCAATGTTTTTGATCAATTTGTAAAAGAATACATTGGGGCTAATTATAACGGACCATATAATATCATGTTCAAGACATTTGTAAGCAGAGATAAAAGAATAACCAATCCTCAAGCATACGAATTGTTTAAAACTCTTATTAGAGACAAAGCATTAAGAAATATTGGCAAGTTTGATTTAGAAGGAAATAAAAAAGCTATTTACAATCAAATAGAAAAAACACTAAGATTTTTAACTATGGAACTATGTCAAAGACTTACAGAAAAAAATGTAGGTCAAGCAGGCACTAAACACACAAGAATTGGTCAACTTTCAGCTGTAGAAGCTGTTATGGCAAGGATGGAAGAAATGATGCACAAAACGATGAGAGACTAAAAAGAAGGCGTGTTTCTGGTAAATACACAAACAACTTTGTAACCACCGGGAACACTCTCAATTTCTTTTATTTCCCACCATCTTTTTGAGTCATCTTGTGGATAAAGAATAGATCCAACTGTTAATTTGTCCAACATTGTCCAAAAAATAAGTGTAAAATCATTTGTCGATAAAATAATTGATTCAAATGTAAATTTATCAACAAATTTATATTTGACGGTTACTTCATCGTATAAATTATCTTTTTTTTCTTCTCTTTTTGCCAAAGCACAATGAATAATTGTTTTTCTATAATCATCAAATTCATTTTTTATTTGATGGACAATTTTTGGTTCTGGTTTAACAATTGGCTTAATTTCTTCGACAATTGGTGCTGTTTCTTTAATTTCAGGTTCCTCTTTAACAACAATCGTTTCTTCTTTAACAGCAACTGGTTCTTTCTTAGAACCTAATACAACATGTGGAATATTTGATTCCATTTTGAAGTCTTTTAGGTTCTTCAAGTTATGCGTTACAAATGAATTCCAATTTTCTTGTGTAAACATCAAGTTGTTTGGTCCATTCAATTTGTAAACACTTCCATCTTTTTTGTACACTGCCATGACTATATATTTATTAGTAATAAAAGGAGAATTTTATGGCTCTTGTAATTCCTAATGTTAGTGAAGTTACACTTTTAAACAATATGCTCAATGTAGCTACGCCAACCAATACCATTTTACATTTATATTCAAATAATTTAACGCCAAGTTCAACTACTGTGGTTGGAGATGTAACAGAAGTAACATCCGGTGGTTACGCTGCAATTACCCTTACTTCTTTAAGCTGGACTGTGGCTACATCAGGTGGCGGTATTACCACAGCAAGTTACGCAGAACAAACATTCAATATAACAACGAGTGCTACTGTTTATGGTTATTATATCACAAATGTAGCTGGTGATTTGTTATGGCTTGAAAGATTTACAGCTGCTCCTTTCCAACTTCCGGGCAGTGGAGGACAAGTACTTATTACATCACAAGTTTCTTTAAACAGTTGTGCATAAAGGAATATTATGACAATATACAAACCTGATGGTAAACCGTTTTGTCCGACAGGAAGCTTGCAGCAATTTGATGACCAGAATCCTGCAAGAGATTTATTTAATACTTATGACGAAGAAACAATCAGACTTGGTGGATCTCCTTTGTTTTATTTTGAATTATTCATTGACGTAAACAATGTTGATCCTTTGTATATCGAATCAAGAGCAAAGATTTATAGCCAAAACCCTGTTCAATTGTGGTGTGTTTATGAACCAGTTCCATCACAAAATATGCAAACTGCATTTGGGATTGATTCTCCAGATGAGATGACGTTTGAATTAAATTATCGTGCAGTTCTAAGAGATTTAGGACATGCTCCCAAAATTGGTAGTAGAGTTAAAACTCCTTTTCTTAATGAAGATTGGGTCATTATAGAACGAAAATTAGGTGAGTTTAAACTATATAATGCATTGAGATTACAACTAATCTGTCAGAGATTCCAAGAAGACGCTGTTAGTGGTAGTTCTACTGGAAAAACTGAAGACGCTGACTTTAAAATTGTCTAGGAGCACATATGAAGACTTTTTATGAAATGTATCGCATTCTTCAAGAACAAGGTATGGGCGGCGGCATGGCACCTCCCGGTAACATGGGCGGCAATATGGGCGGTGGAATGGCACCTCCCGGTAACATGGGCGGCAACATGGGTGGCAATATGGGCGGTGGAATGGCACCTCCCGGCAATATGGGCGGCGGTCAAGGAATGGGTCAGCCTAATTTTTCTGGTAATGCACAAGGTCAACAAAATCAAATGGGTGGGGGTAATGATCAAATGGGATCTGCTCCAGCTGATACAGATGATGCAAATGTTTCACCAAGTGAAGGTGGAGCAGATGAAGATGCAGTAAAATCAGCTATTGAAACTATTAAAGATCAACTTGAAAACTACAAGTCACAAGATGAAGACAAAGGTCAGCAAATTGAAGATCTTGTCAAGCAAATTGAAGACCTAATTGGCAGCGTTTCTGGCGATGAGGATGAGGAAGGTGACGAAGACGAAGGCGAAGATGAAGATGGAGAAGGCGAAAATAAAAAGAAAGGCGACACTGGCGCACCTGACATGAGTGGTGCTATGGGTGGATCAGCTGATCAAGGTGGCGAACAAGGTGGCGATCAAGGTGGTGGACAAGGTGGAATGGGCGCAGGCGACATGGCAGGCGGCTATGGCGGCGGCATGGGCGGCGGCGGTATGGGAGCCGGTATGGGTGGTGGCGGTCAAGGTGGTGGCATGGGCGGCACTGGCATGGGTGGCGGCTACGGCGGCGTATAACTTAAAGATTTAATTCCATTGTCTTCTTAGGGCACCAATTGGATTTGTTCTTGTATAAATCCAATTGGGGGTAATATTCAACAATTCTTACTGTTGACTGACCATACCAATTTTCTTGTTTGATTTTCGTGAAAGAATTATCTGGATTAAATAAAGTTGTATTTTCAGGTTCATGTTTCCATAATAAATGATCTTCTGAATCAATTCCCCATTGTTTCCACTTTTGCAAACCTTCTAAAGAATAATCTTTATTTTTAATTTTTATTAATTTGTCGTAATATTTTAATATGTAATCATATTTATACAATCCAATAGACATTGATGGAGATCTTTTTAAAGCAACTTTTATTGGATTGTCACATACAACAGAACACAAAATATTTTTGAAATTTGGTCCAACTTTACAAGTATCATGAATTAGAAACCAATAATCAGATTCTAATTTATTTTCTGCTATATCAATAAGCGGCGCATATTCAAAAGAATTATGATCTAAAAAAATTGTTTTTATTTCATTCTCAACAATTTCTTCTCTTTTGTCAAACCCACCATTGAAAATGAATATATATTCTTTGTCTATTCCTGCATCAACCAAAGATTTGACAATAATAGGAATTGTCTTTTTATAAAAGTTTATATTTGTAGCTATTGCAATGTTTACTTGCATTTGTGAAATAAAATTATTTTTGTTTTTTCTTATTGAGTTTACTGTAGTTGACTAATTTGTAACGTAGTTTGCCTTTAACAACAGGACATGCAATTTTTTCTAAAAATGCATCAACGCCATCAATACCTTTTTTCTCAAATATCATCTTAAGTTGTTTGTACTTGTCATCAAACTCTTGATTTAAATTATCTCTCCAGTTGTGTTTAGCAACTTTTCTTCTATTGTTGAAAACAATATCATTTCTTTTTTCTCTTTTCTTCCGAACATCAAGAGGCATTTCCTCAATTTCATAAGTTGCTTTTTTAGGTAAAATGAAAATTTGTGCATAAGGTTTGCCTTTTTGGAATATTTGCTGCTGTCCTTCAAGAGGAGCTTTGAATACAACAAAGAAAATACTACTCCAAAATTCTGATTGGATATGACCGGGAACAGCACATGGTGTTGACCAAGTTGGATCTGTATAAAAGCTAGGATGTGGTTCTACTCTGATAATATGTCCCGGTGGCGGCATAATATCAAGACTTGATGTAAATCCATAATGTCCTTCTGCAAATGTACCAAACGGTGGAATTGTCGAATACTTTACATTTAATTTTTCTTTAGACCAATCACCATCAAATATTAATTTACCTTTTACGTTTCTGACAATAGTTGTTGTTTCAAAATGATATATTAATTCAAGACCATATGTGCTTCCGTCTACAAATGGCAAACAATGGAAAGGTTGAGCTTTACTTCCATTTGCATGGTCGTTTGATTCGCCAGCAAAACCGGGAATTTCAATCTTGATCTTACGGGGACCAATGCTGGTGCCATAAGTTCTATAAAGCACTTTGGTTTTCTTTTCCATAATATATTACAGTGAAATTCGAACAAATAATACTAAATAATTTCATGTTACCTATAGGTCCAAATCCAAACCAATACGAAAAACAAATAAATCCTTGCCCAGATCCAAGTTTGCTTGGACGGTCAAATAATCAAGATCCACCTCCCGGTATGGATTGTCATATGCAACCTGACAATCAAAATAATGTTGGAGATAATGGTGCAGCTGATTGGTTAAGAGATAATTTTGTCAACAATCTCGGCAATGGTGCAGCTAATAACTGTGATCCAATGCAAGCAGGCAAAATTGTCAACGAACCAGCAAGTGGATTAAACGAAGACACAATTTATAGATATTCCAAGTCACTCAGAGGAACTGATGAAGGTGTAATAGACTTATTCAGAAATATTGTTGTAATTGATGAAGATGGAAAAGCACATCAAATTCCAATAATCTGGGCAACTCAAGAAAGAGCAGTGGCTGCAATCTTACAACAAAATGTAAGAAAAGACGAAACACTTGTAGTTGATAGAATCAAATTACCAATGCTTGCAATTAGTGCAACTGGATATGAATTTGATTCCAAAAGATACACATACCATCAAGCATTAAGTTATGTGCAAGCATACAATGGAGCTGAACCGACAAAAGAAAATAAATTTGCAAATAAAGAAACATTGTTTGGTGTTGCCAGAGGAATTCCAATTAATATTTCTTATACGATGTATGCTTGGACAATGCAATTAGAAGATATGAACCAAATACTTGAACAAATAGTTACAAAATTTAGCTTGGTAGCGTACATAAAAGTAAGAGGCGTATTACAAGAAGTAATTGTTAAATTAGATTCTATCGCTAGTAATCTTGAAACACAACCGGGAGATGCAGCAATAAGGGTAATAAAATTTCAGTTTGGACTTACAGCAGAAACTTTTGTACCTATGCCAGCAAAGATATACGATTCAGTAATCAAGGTTGTAAAAGCAGATCTAGTAAACTCAATAGAAGAATCAACAATTACTGAAGTTTTAGCCAAAATTGAGGAGATAGCACCTACATTATGATTGAAATTACAAATGTTTGCAAGCACCCAGTTCAACTTGTTATTAAGAGTAGAAAAAAAGTAAATTCTTTTACAACATTGAACATTCCGGGAATTGGTTCTAAAAAAAATATTTATAATTTAGAAGATGAAAGGTCTACTGCATATATAGAGAGAGTAGAAAAAATGGGTCTTATTAAGACTAGATATGTACAAAATAATATTTTGACTGAGGGAGAAAAGTAAAATGGCAACTTTACGAGGCTTTCCTGCAAGCAACACAATCAGTCCTTCTGTGAGAATCACAGAAAATGACTTGACTTTTGTTAGTCCTTCTACAACTTTCCACAAGATAGGTTTAGTAGGATTTGCAAGCAAGGGTCCAATTAACACACCAACTAGTGTTACTAGTTTGACAGATCTTGTTACCAAATTTGGTAATCCACATCCTGACACCAGCGATCCTTATTTGATTTATGCTGCTCAACAAATTCTTAGAGTTTCAAGCGAACTCATTATTACAAGAGTTGCAGACACAGATCCAACCAGTAGCACACAAGCGACATCAGCTTCTGTTGATGTTCCTGCAACTGGTGGTGTAGTTAATATCATTGGCAGTGTTACTGGTCCTTATGTATTTGCAGTTGATAGCTACTTCAGCTGGAAATTAAACGGAGTTCTTGCAAGCAAGATTCTTACCATTGACGCAGACACATATACCATAGACGAACTTGTTTTAGCCTTAAATCTTGGTCTAAATAAAGAAATTGATGGTATCGAATTCTATAAAACAAGCAGTGACACATTAGGTCTAAGATCTGTTTGGGCTTTCGGAAGCACTTCTTCAATCGAATTAGTTTCATATCAAGATTCCATTTATGGCGGTGTATCAAGCATCGTTGGTCTTGGTACAGATATGACACAAGCTATCCTTACAGGAACTAATACAAACTATCCTGATGATATTTATACATCAGCTGGCACTTGGAACTTCAGTGGAATTAGCGCAGATTATCTTGCTAATGC